AACAACCGATTTGATTGCAAAAACAATAGTATCAAAAGAACTTGAGTTATTCAAAAGACAAAACAATATTAGAAGAATAGCAGACAATAACAATGTAATACTTTTACAAGATATGTCTCTCATGCACAATGTTCACTTTGCCCCAACTTCAAAAGATACTTTACTTGCAATGGTCAATGAACTCAGAGTCTTTATAGGACAAGGAAGATTATACGTGTCTGACAATTGCCAGGAATTGATTGGATGTTTACGGGCTGGGATATGGAATAAACAGAGAACACAATTTGATGTGTCAGATATGTATGGGCATTATGACGCTCTGGCAAGTCTGATTTACATGGTTAGAAACTTGGATCAATATACAAATCCTATACCGGTAACAGGTGCATCATTGCCATCAACACATTTTATTCACTTTGAAAGAGAATCAAGCGAGAGAGAAAATTTAAAAAGGATGTTTAGAAGATAATGTTAGTTAAAACAAAACTAGAACAAGATGCAATATATTTTGCAAATCTTACAGTAGATGAAATTGGTGGAGAACTACAAAAGAAAGTAGATGATTACTATCAGTATGTTCGCATCAATGGGATGTTGGATCTATGGAGAAAATCATATAGGCAATACTTTAGAGCAGGATACCATTTAGGCGACATGGTTCGTGGCGGAGAAGTCGGAGAATATAGTTTTCTTTTTGTAAATCACTTTCGATCTATATTACAAGCTATCCTATCAATTACTGTATCTCAAAGACCGACATTTGATGCAAGAGCAGTCAATAATGACTATTCAAGTCAAGCACAAACTAAACTCGCACAGGGATTACTTGATTATTATATGCGAGAAAAAAGACTTGAGAGATATGTAGCAGAAGCGGTTGAATTTGCTATATGGTCAGGGGAAGGATATATTGCACTTAATTGGGATGTGGCTCTTGGCAGAGAATATGGCGTAGGACAAAACAATGAACCAGTCAAAGAGGGAGATATTAAGTTCATGTCATGCTCTGGTGTTGATATTATACGACATCCATACTTAAGAAAGTTTGAGGAAAGGCATTGGTTGATTGTTAGAGAATTTGTAAATAAATATGAACTAGCAAAAAAATATCCGGAGTTTGAAAGTGATATTATTAATTCTGAAATGTTTACTGGCAATCTTAAAAATGATTTCTTGGATTTCTACCGTATTACAGATTCTGACTTAATACCTTTATATAGATTCTACCATGACAAAACTCAGTCTGTTCCAAATGGGAGATATTCTGAATTTATAGAAGGTGGGACTGTATTATTTGATTCTGATTTACCATATCCTGAAATACCAGTTTATGCATTGCATCCAGGATCTATCTATGCTTCTCCTTTTGGTTATTCAGTAAGTTTCGATATGTTGCCAATCCAGAGAGCAATTGACGGTCTAGCATCTACAATTCAGACTAATCAAGAAGCTTTTGGAGTACAAAATGTTCTTGTCCCAAAAGGGAGTGACATATCAGTAGAGGAACTTTCTGGAGGACTAAATATAGTCCAGTATGATGCAAAGATGGGCAAGCCAGAACCTATGAATTTAACTGCGACACCTGTAGAGATATTTAATAGATATAAAGAATTAGTAAATGAAATGGAATCTATTTCTGGCATCAATTCAGTAGTGAGAGGAAATCCAGAGTCAAGTTTGAAATCAGGAGCGGCATTGGCATTAGTTGCAAGTCAAGCAATACAATTCTTACAATTGACTCAACAAAGATATGTTCAATTATTAGAAGATAGTGGTACGGCGATCATATCAATGTTAAAACAGTATGCCACTGTTCCAAGAGTAGCGACAATCGTCGGAAAAATGAACACGCCATACATGAAAGAATTTAAAGGAGATGATTTAGAAAATGTAAATAGGGTTATAGTAGACATGGGAAATCCTTTGTCAAAAACAACTGCTGGGAAAATCCAAATTGCAGATACTTTATTGCAATATGGTTTTGTTAAGAATCCAGATATGTATTTTTCTGTCTTGCAAAATGGTAGATTAGACTCTATTATGGACCCAGTCCAAAGACAACTTATGCTTATAGCACAAGAGAATGAATCTTTGTCGGATGGAAATAATCCTCCTGTATTGATGACCGATAATCATTCTATGCACATTCAGGAACATAAACAACTCTTAGATAGTCCAGAGGCAAGAAACAATCCTGATTTAGTAGTTGTAGTATTAGCTCATATCCAAGAGCATATCAATCAATTAAGAACTGGCGACAAGGATCTATTTGCAATTCTCGGAATGCAGAACTTGCCTCCTCAAACTCCCGATCAATCTAACATTCCAAGCGTGACACAAGGAGCGAGTATAAACCCGATGGAACAAGTAACAGGGTCTCTTCCTAATTTGCCAAGAAACCCTATGACTGGAGAACAATACCAAACTCCTAGTGGAGCAAGTGCAGTACCAATTTAACAAAGGAAAATAAAATGGAAAACGAAACAACAGAAGCGATTGAAGAATCAGTCCCGTCTGAATCAATAGAATCAAGCGAACCGGTAACACAAGAAACACAGACTGAAATACCATTAAGAGAAGCTAAAATTGATGTCGGTGGTCAAACTTTACAGATCAATGAAAGACAGCTTAAAGCACTTTGGGGATTACCAGAGAATGAGCCGATTACAGACAAAGAATTTAAAACAATGGTCTCGTCTTACAAGGCACAAAAGACAAGCGATATTGCAACACGGAATGCAAGGCAACAGGAAAAACTTGTCAATGAGATTGCTCAATTAATCCAACAAAATCCATGGGAATTATTGCAAAGAGCTGGATACAATCCGAGACAATTAGCCGAAGAATATTTGACTCAAGTAATAGAAGAGGAAATGTTGCCTGAAAATGAGCGAGAACTTAAAAGAGTAAGACAAGAGAAAGAAGAATTAGAAAGACAATATAAAGAAGAGCTCTCCAGGAGAGAACAAGAGCAAATTAATTTACAGGTCGAACAAGCACAAAAGGAAATTACCAGTCAGATCATTGATGCTTTAGAAGGGAGCAATCTTCCAAAAAATCCCGATGTGGTGAAGCGTATTGCAAACTATATGTACCTAGCGGAACAAAAAGGAATCTCAGTTAATCCTAAACAGGTAGTGCCATTAGTCGAAGAGGACTTGAGAAATCTTAATGCTCAGATACTGAGAAGTCTTGATCCATCTAATAGAATAAATTACATTGGGGAAGATTTGCTCAAACAAATCAGACAGGATGATCTGGCGAGACTCAAGCAAAATCAATCGGTATCCACACAATCACAGCCAAAACCAAAACCACAAAACAAGAAACTCACAAAAGAAGAATGGAGGAAGGAATTGGCGGAAAGAATTAAAAATTAAAAAATACTTGACAAATAAAAATAGTATGGTTAAAATTCGCTTATGGTCTCATTGATCTCCTTATTTTAAGCGAAAACTTACTCGCAATACATATTACAACAAGGGTCACAAGCTGATTCGATATACCAGAGAAGAGAACTCTAAATCTCATTATTAAATTTATCGAGGTATAACGATGTCAGCTAATACACTAGCAACACTAAACGGTTTTTACAAACAAATCTATGGCGACTCTCTCATCAATCTGATTCCTGAGAGTGCAAAATTTATAAAAGAAGTTCCTTTCGAGAGAAGAAAAAAACTAGGGGATTATTATAATGTTCCTGTAGTTCTTCAAGCAGAACAAGGATTCACTTATAACGATGGGGATGGAACAGCATTTGCATTAAATGGTGCTCTTGCAATGGGAACCAAGAATGCACAAGTCAGAGGTGCGGAAAAAGTATTACAATCTCAGATTTCTTACAAAGCAGCAGCAGCGGCTACTTCCAACAAAGAAGCATTTGCCGACGCTACGGCAACTTTGTTTGAAAATATGGTTGAGTCTATGTCTAACAGATTGGAACTTTCTGCTTTTTATGGTGGTTCTTCTTTAGGTTCCGGCAGTGGTTCGGGTTCTTCTGGATCATCTTTAGGCGCCGCTACTTACACAAGATCATCTACAACTGCAACAGTAACAACTGCAAATAATCATGGTCTTGCAAATGGCGATACCGTAAGTTTTACTGACGATGCTGGAAATTCTGTTGTTGCTACTACTGGAATTATTACAGTTACGGGAGTTAAGACTTTTACATTGACAGTAAATACCGGTACTAATGCGACTGCTCAGGCTTGCACAATCGGTCCTTTTGTAAAGATTTCTCCATCCTCAACAACTGCATGGTATTATGTTGATAAGGCTCAATGGTCAACAGGTCTTTGGGCTGGAAAAGCAGGAGCTGAATTACAATTTTATAAAGACGATAATTCAACTTTAATTTCCTCTTCTACTGATTCAGTATTCACAATTTCTACTGTTGATCCAGTTTATAAAAGATTAAAATTAACTGGAACATCAACTGGTGTAACTGCTTTGTTGGCAGTAGCACAAGCTGATTTCAATGGTGGAATTTATGTGTATTTCAACGGAACCAAAGGAAAAGATTTCTTAGGTATTGATAAGATCATCACTACTTCAGGTTCTTTATTTGGTATTGATAATAGTGTATATTCTCTCTTCAAAGGTAACGAATATACAGCATCCGGAGCAATCAGTCTATCGTCTATTATTGCCGCTACTGAAAACGCTGTAGCACAAGGATTAATGGAAGATGTTTGTGCGTATGTTCCAATATCTTCATGGAATTCTCTGGCATCTACCGAATCAGGACTAAGAAGATATGACCAGTCTTACAAACCTGCAAAACTTGAAAATGGAACTCAATCGCTTGCCTTTTATGGTGCAAATGGAAAGATAGAAATTGAACCTCATCCAATTGTAAAAGCTGGCGAGATTTTCATTATTCCTAAAAAACAGTTTATCCGAGTAGGTGCAACAGATGTAACTTTTCAAACTCCTGGGATGGATAGCACAGAAATATTTCTGCAACTTCCAAGTAATGCTGGGTATGAAGTTAGAGCATATGCAGATCAAGCTTTACTCTGTATGGCTCCAGCTAAGTGCACAAAAGTCACTGGGTTTACAGTAGCATAAACAAACTAAATGAGAGGGAGTAAATTCCCTCTCTGAAATACATATAAGGAGAAAACATGTACGGTAAAAAATCAGGCTCTAAGATGCCAGTTAAAAAACCTGTAAGCAAGAAAAAAGGTAAATAATGTCCATAGTAGTAAATGTAAACGGCGAGTCTATTAATTATCCTCAAACTGGTGATACAAACTGGGGAGATGAAGCGACTGACTTTGCCGTTCAAACATCATCTGCATTTGCTAAAGTTGGTCTGTCTACAGGTACTACAGTTGATCTTCCTGGAACTCTTGATGTAACTGGAAATACTACTCTTGATGCAAATCTTTCTGTAGGTGGGACAACTAGTCTTACAGGAAATGTAACACTTACCAACAACTTAACAGTAAATGGAAATACTCAATTAGGAAATGCAAACTCTGACACAATCGGAGTCACTGGAATTGTAAATGTAGATTCTGGAACTTTATATGTTGATCCAGCAAATAATAGAGTAGGAATAAATAAAACAACTCCTGCTCAGGCTCTTGATGTTGTTGGTGATGTTGCTATTAGCGCAAATGAAACTGTTGGCGGAACTCTTGGAGTTACTGGTGCCACTACTTTGTCTAATACTCTAAGTGTTATTGGTGATGTTGCAATCAACACAAATAAATTTAATGTAACAGCATTGACTGGCAATACTTCAATTGCAGGAACTCTCGGAGTAACATCAGATATAACTACAAGCGGAATATTGACAGCTAGTAATTCCACTAATGTCACAACTGCACCTCCCATAACTTTCACAGGAGATACAAACACAGGGATAGGTCATAGTTCCGCTGATATTTTGGATTTTGTGACTGGAGGAGTATCAAGATCAAGATTAAATTCAATAGGACAACAAAGTTCAGTAGTACCAGATTTATCAGGAAGTAATACAACTTTATATAATGAATATAAGTGTCGTGCATGGGTGAATTTTAATGGTACAGGTACTGTTGCAATTAGAGCAAGCGGAAATGTGACAAGTATTACTGATAATGGAGTAGGCGATTATACTGTTAATTTTACAACTGCTATGCCGGATGTAAATTATTGTATATTGGGATCTGTTGCAGGATCTAATAGCAGTAGTGCTTATAATTCTTATATAGCCGGAGTAAATCAAGCTAGTCCTAAATCTACTAGTTCTGTAAGAATATCATCACAACAAAGTGGAACATTATATGATGCGGATAATATTTCAATAGGTATATTTAGATGATAATTGTATATAATGATATAATAGAAGGATTAAAAATACTTATCCCTGCAATACAAAATATTGATATTAAAATTATAGCAGACAAAGATGTCCCAAGTGGTTTATATTATAAACTTGTAAAAGAATCTGATTTGCCTTCTCGTGAAACAAGAAACTTTTGGATTATGGAAATCAATAAAGACAATGCTGATGGAATAGGTCTTACAAAAGAAGAGTTTGCAAAAAAATATCCTGAATATAATGAATGGGCAGTGCAATGATAGTAGTAGATCAGATAAGATTATCTCAATTTAAAAAAGAACAATGCAAATCAGAATCAAAAAAACGTATTGCAAATTGTGATTGGTCTGTATTGCCAGATGTGAATATATCTAACAAGTCAGAATTTGAAAACTATCGAAGCCAATTAAGAAATTTAATATTAAACCCAGTGGAAGATCCAATCTTTCCTGAAGAACCTCAACCAATTTGGAGCAAATAAAATGGAAAAGAAAAAAGGACTATGGGAAAATATTCATGCGAAGAGAGAACGAATAAAGCAAGGCTCTCCTGAAAGAATGAGAAGTCCTAAAAGTAAATATGCACCATCTGCAAAAGACTTTAAAGAGTCAGCAAAGACTAGCAAAAAGAAAAAATAGTGGAGTGTAAGACAATGCCTGGAATCATGAAACAAGCAAAAATGAAAGCAATTATGGATATTATATCACAAATGGAAGACATGGAACTTGAAAAACTTATGCCTAAAGAAATGTCTGACATGGAAAAAATAAAACCAGAAAAAAAAGGTATTACGATTGTAAAAGTAGAATCAAATAAAGTTCCGATGAAAGATCATATGGCGGAAGATGCATCGGAAGAAAATGAACCTCCTGAAAATACAATCAAAGATCAAGCAGAAGATGTGTCAGAGGGAGAACCACCAGAGACCGAAGAGGAAATAGATCCTAATTCAGTTTTAGGAAGATTAAGAAAAAAACTTAAAGGCGTAATGTAGGACATGGATTTTACTTCTACTGGTCTAATTGCTCAGATCAAGAGAAGGGCATTAATACCAACATCACAAAATTTATTTACTTCTTCAGACATTATAGATATGCTGAATGAAGAATTACAAAATAGAATAATCCCTTACATAATGAATGTAAGAGAAGATTATTTTCTTACTTATAATGAGATTACTCAAGACGGAACTCAAGAAGAAATTGATATTCCTTATGATGCAATTGGAAATAAAATAAATCAAATTACTCTTTACACTTCAACAACTAATGATTCTTTTTTTGCAACTATACCACGTCTTACACCTTCGCAAATAAACGATTATTTCGGTGGATATTACATAGAAGGCAATAAAATTAAATTATATCCTAAGGCAATATCTAGTGGAAAGTTAAGAATATATTACTATAAAAGACCATCTGAAATTGTAACATCTACACGATGGGCAATAGTATCAACAATAAATACTAATACATCAATAGTATGTAGTACAAATTTACCTGCAAATATAACAACCGGAAGCGAGATTGATATTGTAAAAAATATTCAGCCTTGGGATACAACCAAAGAAACTACTGCCGGCACAGTATCAGGAGCAACAGTTAATTTGTCTGACACTTCTGATATATCTGTTGGGTATTATGTATGCTCTAAAGATGAATCACCATTCGCTCAAATTCCACAAGATACTATTCCTTTATTGATTCAATCAGTAGTTGTTCGCATGATGGAATATATGGGTGATACTAATGGATTGCAAGCAGGTCTATTAACTTATGCACAAATGGAATCTGACAATAGAGGATTGATAAGTCCTAGGGTAGATGCACAACCAAAAAAGATCTCGGTTAAAAATAGATTATCAAGATATTTGTGGAGGTAAGTTTTGGCTCAAACTTTAAATCTAAAAATATCAGGATTATATACTAACCCTAATCAATTTAGCGAGATCCCAGAAGGGTCACTTCAAAGAGCTGATAATATTCAAATTGATAAAGGCTCAGTGGCAGAACCTAGAAGAGGACAATCAAAATACGGTCAATTGCCTGGGTCTTATACTGGAGTAGTAAGTGCATTATATGAGTATAATGGAACCTTACTTGTAAGTTATAATAATAAACTTGCTAAAGATAATGGCTCTGGGACATTCACAGATTTCACAGGTACTTATACTCCTCCTAGTGGGCATCGAATTAAATCGACTCAAGCAAATAAAAACTTTTATTTTACTACCGATGCAAATATTAAAAAATTAGATAATATTGCAAATACTCCAATAAACTCAGGAGTGCCTAAGGCTTTAGATGGGTATTTTTTATCATTTTCATCAGGTGGATTTTTATCAAATGCCAAATCAGTGGCATATAGATTTCTTTGGGGATATAGAGACGCAAATGATAATTTAATTTATGGCAGTCCTTCAGGTCGATTAATTGTTACTAATGCTAGTAGTGGATCAAATCAACAAATATCGTTAAGACTTTATATTCCTGACAAAATAAATAGTACAGATTATTTTTTTCAAGCCTATAGATCTATTATTGTAGATAGTAGTATTACACCCTCTGATGATTTACAGTTAGTCTATGAAGGTCTTATTACAAATACAGATATCACAAATGGGTATGTTGACTTTACTGATATTACTCCGGAGGCATTACTAGGAGCATATCTTTATACTTCTCCAACACAGGAAGGCATATTGCAATCTAACGATGAACCTCCTTTTTCTATTGATATTTGCACTTATAAAAATATGACTTTTTACGCAAATACTAAGTCTCGACAAAACTTTTATCTTACTTTAATATCTGCTACTGGATCAAGTCCAGGATTAGTTCTTAATGATACGATAACAATAAATAGCATAGTATATACTGCCAAGAGTGCAGAAAATTCAGCCAATGGAGAATTCCAGCTTGTAACATCTGGAACAGCGGCGAGCAATATAGCCGATACTGCTAGAAGTTTAGTTAAGATTATAAATCTTAAAGACACAAATCTTAGTGCTTATTATATATCCGGTTATGATGATCTACCTGGAAGGATATGGCTTCAGGCAAATGATTATAGCGTAAATACATTTTATCTAATATCATCAAGGACTACATGCTGGAATCCAGTACTACAAACTTCAGGGACTGACAATGCAAGCACTAATGATGAGAATCCCAACAGAATATATTTTAGTAAATTACAACAACCTGAGGCAGTCCCTTTATTAAATTATGTTGATGCTGGATCTAGAGGAATAGAAATATTTAGAGTTATTCCGTTAAGAGATTCTGTATTTGTATTAAAAGAAGATGGTGTTTATAGAATTATTGGAGAAGACCCAGGTAGTTTAAGAATATCATTATTTGATAATACTGTTAAATTATTAGCTATTGAGTCAGCAGTTGAAATTAATAATCAAATATATTGCTATACAGATCAGGGAATAAGTGCAATATCAGACAATGGAATTGAGATATTATCAAGACCAATAGAAGATCAAATACTTCAGTCAGAAACATTAAGTAATTTTAGTACTTTATCGTTTGGTGTATCTTATGAAGTAGATAGAAAATATTTATTCTATTGTAAAACTTTAGAGACTGATTCTTATCCTACACAAGCTTATGTTTATAATTTTTTTACAAATGCATGGACTAAGTACATACATAATAGATCCTGTGGAATAGTATTCGATAGTAGATTGTATATGGGCGGAGTTGATGGATATATTTACAAAGAAAGAAAATCATTTAATTCTACCGATTATGTTGATGATGCTTTTAGTATTACAATAAATTCAATCAATAATAATGTTTTAACTATGGCTAGTGCTACAAATGTATCTGTTGACATGGTGATAAGGCAGGGAGCAGTATCATCTGTAGTAACTGCAAAACTTGGAAATGACGTTACTGTTGAAAGTGGAGTAGGATTTGTGGCAGGATCTGCAAATGCATATCAGCCAATTCAATCAATCTTAGAGTGGTCTCAAAATGACAGCCAGAACCCTGGGATCTTGAAACATTGGCGAGAAATTACAATGCTTTTTAGAACTGCTGATTTTAGCAGTATTGAAGTGGGATTTAGTTCCAATTTTGACTCGAATGTGGAATACACAGAAATTAGTCCATTAAGATCAGACCAATGGGGAAGTTTTGCTTGGAATTCGATTCCTTGGGGGCTAGGGACAGGACTTGCTTATCCAATAAGAACTTATATTCCTTTATTAAAACGAAGAGCATCGTGGGTATTTTTTAGAGTGAGATCCAAAAAAGCACAATCTTATTTTGCAATACAGGGACTATCTGCAATGTTTGAGCCAATGTCGGAGAGGTTTAAATAATGGCTAGCCTGCCTACAATAAAGAGAGTTCAAAGGTCAGATCTCGGAGGAGACATTCCTCAATGGGTCGATTCTTTATTATCTCCATTGAATCAATTTATAGAAGAAGTTTATTCTGCATTTAATCGAAATCTTACTATACCTGAAAATGTAAAAGGACAAATAAAAGTTTTAAATTTTAGAACTGCTACAAATTACTCAAGTAAAGTATTCACTGAAATTAATTATCTTAATACCTTAGGACGTAAGACAGCTGTATTATTATTAGGACAAGTTTTAGAGGCAGGGAATCCAAGTAAAAAACATAATGCCTTATCGGTATCATGGTATGACAATAACGATGGGACAATTACTATTCATTACATTGCAGGCTTGGAAGATAACAAAGAATATATAGTAACTTTAATAGGATTTTAAGACATGGCAATATTTCAATCTCAACCACAAAATCAAGATCAAACTCAAAATAATTCTATGGCTCCAATATTAGGACAATCAATCGGAGTCTTGGGTCAAGGTGTAATTCCAGGACAGGGACAAAGATCAGTTTCTTCTGGAACAAAAGGCAGTGGACGTTTTACAAATTTACAAAGTTACATTAGAGCAAATGAACCCGAGAGCGGTGAATTAAATCCAAATGCAAGATTGATACAGCAAAGAGTAGGTCAAGCACAAACGGGAGCAGAGTCAGGTCTAGGAGCATTTAGGACAGCACAAACTGAAGCACAAAAAGGGCTAGAAGGAATTAGAGAAAGAGGACAACTTGTTGAAAGTGCTTTTAAGTCTCCTGAAGAATTTATAAAACAGACTCCACAATTAGAGCGTTTTACAGCATTAAGAACAGGAGCAGAAAATATACCAACAGCACAATCTTTATTAAGTCCTTTAGAGCAATCTCAACAACAGCTACAATCTACTAGACAAAATTTAGCTACTGGATTACAAACAGATATAACAGGAGGAGGACTTCAGGAATATCTAAGATCTCAAAGGGCAAAACCTGAACTTGCAACCAGAGGAGAATCACAACTTGATAGGTTTATAGCAGAGCAGACTCCAGGAGGAATAGCACAACTTGAGGCAGGTAGAAAACAAGCGGAAACTTTGCAAGCTTTACAACCAGAAAGTTTTGCATCACAACAAGAACTTGCAAGCCAAATAGGACAAATGCCATTTATTTCTCAGTCTGCAATACAAAATGAATTAGCAAAAAAAAGACAAGAACAAGAACAATTTTTACAAACAATCAATCCTTCTTATGTCCAAGAAAAGACAGGTTTATCTGCAAGAACTGCAGATCCAAGATTTACTGATCTTGAAGTAGCACAATATAGACAGCAATCATTAGATAATTATAATCAAAGAATTGCTGAAAATAATTCAGCAATGCAAAATATAGGAACTAATTTAAATAATTCTAATCAACAAATAAATAATACAAGAAATGAAATAAATAATTTGCAATCAAGACTCGAAAGATTTAACAATATTGCATCTTCAGATAGAAATCCATCTATTCAATTTGAAGGTCAAGTTGTTAATAAAAATGATGAAAGAAACAAAATTCAAAACGAAATAAACAATTTACAAGCAAGATTAAATAATGAATCAACACTTAGAAATGATTTGCAAAATCAATATAATACAATAGCAGGAAATACGGAATCTTTAAATAAATGGTATCAAACTCAAGATTGGTCTTTACAGCCAAAATTAGCACAATATCAACAACAATTAAATTTAAATAGACAGCAATTATTACAACAATATGATCCAAGTAGATTAAGCAGAATTCAGGCATTAGGGCAATTGGCAGGGCAAGGATATGAAGATATTTTAAATAGAGGTATAATATGATAAATGTCATAAGACAATTCGGTAATAGATATTTAATTGATCCAATAACAATGACAGCCATCGGTCTTGGTGGTGGTGCTATATTGGGACAATTAGGAGGACAGTATTTAGCAGGCAAACAAGCCCAGGCTATGGCTGGATCTAATAGATTACAAGCATTGGCAACATTGGCTCAGGCACTTAATAAACCTCCTGAAATACAAGATATACAATATCAACAATATGAAATGCCTGAGGAATATCAGTTAGTTGCATCTTATACACCTGAAGCATTAACCGATACTCAATTAAGACAACTTAAAGCAAGTCCTGAATTCAGGCAGGCTCAACTTGATGTATTGCAAAAATACAAAGAACAGGGAGAACAAGGACTTACTGCAATAGATAGAGCGGCATTGGCTGACATACAAAATGAACTTGCAAGACAAGAAAGAGGACAAAGAGAAGCAATCCTTGCAAATATGGCTCAACGAGGCATGGCAGGCAGTGGTCAAGAATTGGCATCCAGTTTATTGGCAGGGCAAGAATCTGCACAAAGAGCATCACAGGAAGGAATGAGATTAGCGGCACAACAACAGGCAAATAGACAGGAGGCTTTGGCTCGTGTAGCACAGATGGCAGGAGGATTAGAACAAACTGATTACGAGAGAGCGGCAAACGTTGCAAGAGCTCAGGATGTTATTAATCAATTTAATGTTGCAAATAGGATTCAGTCAGGAAGAGAATTACAAGCAACTAAGCAAAGATTAGCAGAACAAAATATTGCTCAAAGAAATGCTCTTAGGCAAGCTAATATTGATTTAATAAATCAACAAAGGCAACAGAATATAGTCAATAAACCTCTTGCACAATATGGTTTACAATCGACATACACGAGTGGAGTATCCGGTGGGCTAGGAGGAATAGCAGGTTCACAAGCACAACAAGCAATGAATCAATATCAAACTCAAGCACAATTATTAGGCACTGGAATACAAACTGGGGGATTATTAGGAGCCGCATATGCAAAAGGATAAGTTACCATTAACCAGAGAACAAGTTGCAAGTAATATTTTTGGAAATATTCCATCAAGATCAGTTTCTTTATATCAACCAATAAATAAGAATATTCAAAAAACTATTCCTGCAATGCAAAATATAGATACTAATTTATCAAATGTTGAAAATCCATTATTCCCAGGAGAAATGCTTAGTACAGGTGCATTAGAAGAAATAAATAGATTAAATAAACCAACATCTATTTCTCCTCAAGTAACACAACCTGAAATACAAAACGAAGAAGAACAGAATAATAATAGATTTCTTGCTTCTCTTTTAGGGCAAGGTGTTGCTATGTTTGGATCTGGTATTGCAGGACGTGATCCGATGAGGACTGCAGAATCTATAGAAGATATGAGATATTATCAGCGAAGATCAGATGAAAGACAAAAACAAATAGATCAAGCTAAAAAATTAATGGATCCAAAAAGTCAGGAAAGCCAAAAAAAAAGAAATTTATACAAAAAAGTTTTAGGTCTGCCTATTCCTGAAGATGTTTCGGCAAGTGATTTAGAAGATCCCGTAGTACTTAATAGTTTAAAACAGCAATCTATACAGGCACAAATGGCAAAGATGCCAAAACAAGTAGGTGTAGCACAGCCTAAAGTAGAGAAAGAAAAGAAAAATCCTTTTCAGAAAGAAATAACTGAAATAAATATTAAATCAAAGAATACTATAGATGCATTAGATGAATTAGAAAAATTAGTATCAAAATATGGGACTACTGAAATTTTCGGACCTGAATCAAATACAATGCAACAATTAATAGATAGTATTGCAACAGATTATAGTAAAATTAAAGATCCAAATAGTACTGTTAGAGAAGGTGAAGCTGATAGAGTTAGAGCAAGTTTAGGACTAGGAGGAGTATCTGGAGCATTAACTTCAAAATCAACTGCATTAAAACAAATACAAAATTTTAGAAATATGGTTAAAAGACAAAGAGATACATCAATTTCACAATATCAAAATCCAAATGCAATTGATATTAATACATCAATAGATTTTTCAAAGGAAAAATAAAATGCCAGATATAAGATTAGATAATGGACAAATAGTTAAAAATTTTCCAGATAATCCAACACAAGCAGATTATGATAAATTAGAAAGAATTAAAAAAAAATATTCAATAAATTTTGATGAACAATCTGATCAATCTAAACCTATAACCTCTCAAGTCTCTCCTTTAGAATCTGCGATACGTGGTGGAGCTCAGGGTCTTACAATGGGATTGTCTGACGAGGCAACCGCAAGATTAGAATCAATTATAAAAGGCGTGCCATATGAACAAGCATTGAGAGAGTCAAGACGAGCATACAAACAAGCACAAGAAGCGAATCCTGTTACTTATACAGGATCTGAGATTGCAGGAGGTGTATTGCCTTTTTTAATTCCTGGAGTCGGACAATTTGCGACAGGAAAAACCTTATTACAAGGTGCAGTTCGTGGAGCAGGATTAGGAGCAGTTGGAGGGTTGGGATATTCAGAAGCGGAAACATTGCCAGAATTAACAAAGGATATTGCAATAGGTGGGGCATTGGGCGGAGCATTACCAGTAGTAGGAAAAGGAATTGCAAAAGGAATTCAGACTATACCTCAAGCAACAAGCACAGTATTAAAAAAAGGATTACAAGGAGGATTAGGCGTATCATCTGAATTATTAACTGAAGCTGAAAAAAATCCTAAAGCTGTTGAAAAAATATTAAAAGTTTATGCAGGAGAAAATATTAAAAAAGATTTAATTCCAGCTAAAGCAAATGTAGTAGAATCTTTTATGTCCGACAATCCGATTGCTAAAAGAGCAATTAAAAATAGTAAATTAGCAGTTGAATCAATACCAGAAGATACTAAAATAAATAAAAATTTAGCCATTAATGCATTACAAGATCAAATAAAAATATTAGAAAAATCTAAAGGAGTTTCTGACGTAAGAAATCAAGCTATAAAAATGTTGGAAGATAAAATAAAAGTTTTTGATACTTTGCCAGAAAACATTCAAGGAAATGAATTAAAACCAATATTGCAAGGTCTTGATGATGATATTATGGCGGCGGGTGGATGGCAAAATCCTTTAAAAAATAATCTATATAGAGATGGACTAGAAAATGCCAGATCTGCAATGGATAAAGATTTAAAATCACAAGTACCAGAATATAAAAGACTAATGAAAAAAGTATCACAAGATTATCAATTATCAAATAATCTTACTAAAAGATTTGCTACCGAAAGAGGATTTGATGAAAATAAAATTGCAAATACTTTAAACTCTCAATTAAGAAAAACAGATACTAATTTACAAAAAGATTTTAAACGACTAGGAGCATATGGAAGAGCGGGTGGATTTGAAAACGAATTAAAATTAAATGAATTTTTAAATGACATGGCATTAAAAAGAGATATTGAACAATATGGAGGTAAGGGCTCATCAATATCAAATAGATTAACCGGACTATTTACAATGGCAGGTTCTTCTGTCGGAGGGTTACCAGGTGGAGCAATTGGGACAGGATTAGGAGCAATAGCAGGCTCTGAGGTAGAAAAAAGAGGTGGTCAAATGGCATTAAAAACTTTAAAAGCCTTTGAGCCAATAACCAAAGCAACTATTCCTGAAGCAGTCACAAGACCTATAAAATCAGTTGCTACACAACAAGGTTTGCAAAGAGGATTATTAGATCAATTTTTGTCTGACAATAGAAGCGAAGTGGAGAGACGACAGACTATGAAATCAAAATTTGAGCAAGACAATCAAAATAGAGTAGAAAAATAAATTTGACAGATTATTTTGAACATATATAAAAGATAGAAAGGAGTCTTACAAATGCCCACAAAATCAAAAGCACAAGAGAAATTAATGCAGGCGGTCGCTCACAATCCAAAATTTGCAAAGAAAGTAGGAATACCAGTAAAAGTTGGAAAAGAAATGGTAAAGCCTGCTAAAAAGAAAAAATGAAACTTAATTTAGATTTTAAGGACATTCTTACTTATGGCAGTTTTATTGTATCACTAACAGTTGCATACTATACCCACGAAGTAAGAATTGTCAAATTAGAAAGCGAAACACAAAGAGATAGACAGATAATAATTGAAATTAAAGAAGAACTTAAAGAAATTAAATCTGATATAAAGCAATTATTGAAAGATAGAAAATGAAAAAGAAAGTTTACAAATTCAATCTTAAATCTTACTACCAACCAACACCGGCTAATATTCGCAAGTTTGGAGATGCTCTTTTAGGATCATGCCAGTTTGCTACCGGATACGCAGTAATAAACGAAAATACTACACTAGCAATTATCTTTATTGTCGTCGGAACCATCGGCAAGTTTCTATCTAATTTTTTTATGGAATATCCAAGTGATACAACAAAAAATAATACAAGTCAAGTATAATAATCAATGCGATAATATAGCATTTACTAAGTTAAAACCAACGGCACAATGTGGATATACTTCAGCTTGTATGATATTGTCTTACTACATTAAACAAGCAGACAATGATATATTCTTAGGTGAGTTTGTTGAATACATGGATAGAGATTTCCTTTCAGGACAATCAAAAACAAGATTGGGTTCAAGTCTATCGAGCTATCCAAAAGTATTAAATAATTATTTAAAAGAAAATAATATTAACAAACAAGCTAAAATAAAATTGCACTCAGGTACTGATAGCGAAATACAGAGTATTATTGATGCAGGCAATCCAATTATGTGTAGTACGATGCTTACTACATCGGGACATTATATTGTTATTGTAGGTTATGACTCTGATAATTTTATAGTCCATGATCCTTTTGGTTTATTTAATTTTGAATCTAATGGATATTTAAAAATAGGTGGGAAGTCTGGAGAGTTTGCAAAGTATCCAAGAGAAAAATTAAAAATAGCCATGGAAAGATCATCAAGAGTCGCAACATCAAAAACTGGTTATAGATTTTTATGGATAGAGTGAGATGGATTGCATTCTTACTATTTATTTATTCCTGTCAAAAATCTATAATTAAATTAGATCCCCCAATAGATAACAAACCAATCATAGAAGAAATCAAAAAAACTACACTATCTGAACCAATCAAAACAAGAACTATTCAGGCACTAAATAGTTGTGAAGATTATTCCAAAAAAGCTTATGAAATTGTGACACAAAACCAAAAACAAATAGATGACTTGAAAGCAGAAAACCAAAAACTACTCAATAGAATCAATGATCTGGAAGAGGAAGTAAGACCCTGGAGGATGATCAAAGGTAGTGTTCTGCTTATTAGTATCTTAGGATTTATCTATATAGCTATTCAAATTTACTTAAAATTTAAGCCAATCTAATTAATAGACTGGCTTATTGATATTGTTAATTAAATTTTATGTGGTCTTTGCTTCGCTCATAAACTTCACTGACTTCATAATCATATTGTTTTATTGCAAGTTCAGTTAGGTATATAATAATTATTATAGGTAATATACTCATTATTAATGATTGCCCGAACATTATAATAGTGCCTAAGTCATCTAAAGCATTCTTACAAGATCCCGCACAAGCAAAATATGTAGTTGTATTTGCTCCTAATGAGATCATAAATGCAAGTATGCTTGATCCTATCATTAAAGGGTATATTCTAGCCAAGTGAAATACAATAATACTTACATCTAAAGCCATTGTAATACCAATTGCATATACTGTAAGACTAAATTCAGATCCAAGAAAATCTAATCTGGTTTGTCCCAAAAAATACTTAAGTGCAGAGTAGTTAGATATTACTCCCACAGTCCCAAAAAATATTACTAAACTTAATTTTAGTCGTTTAGTTCTAAAAAACTCAAAAAACTTTGATTTGTTTGCCATGTCAATATGTCTCCTAGAGATATTATAGGCAGGTTTCCAAGTTTGCTTAACAAAAAAAATTTAAACTTTTTTTTCTTTTTTTATATTTTTTTGTTTACTTTTTTTTGATCTAATTTACGATAATAAATATCAGAGATCAAAAGGAGAAAACAATGGAAATAGATAAGGAATCAATAAATATAGTTAGGAGCATCATTGGCAGTCATTTTATGTCAGGTTGCATATTTGGTATTAACTTTGCTCGTGAATCATCTTTTGAATTAAGTAAGCATGAAGCTAAAATTATGAGACTTCCTAGAAACCCAGAAAACCAAAAATTAAAAGTAGCATTTCGCAAAGTTCAGAATTTAGTTAATCACCTTCGTGAACTTAATAAGAGAAGGGTTCTTGTTAGGGAAGCGATTACTCTTAATTACTATTATCAAAAAGGAATGGACATGATAACAGCCAGTTACAATGACCTTATTATAAAATTTGGCAGAGTAAAAGTAGAGATTATAAAAATCGGTGGAAAACGAGGTCAAGTGATAGATTGTACTTATAAGGTAAATAATGTTAGTAGTGACATTTGGAATTCATATTCGTATCGAGAAAACTAGCCTGACGATGGGAGGGTGGTTCCCTCCCGAAACCCTTCGGGGTCGCTAGAAACTAATAGGAGATTAAAAATGAATAAATCAGAACTAAAAAACAGAATTGGCGAGTATGTAAAAACTGGGTTAAAATTGATAGGAGTAGGTAATAAATACGCTTACTACTACTCAATTTGGGATGATGGCACCGGTAGGTGCTGTGGATATTGCAGAGAGACATTAAATGGTGATTACCCTGGATTGGAATTTATATCAAAATCAAAAATTAAAATTAAATAGGAGATCAAAATGATTAGAAAACATTCAGAGATCAAAATGATTAGAAAACATTTATTATCATTAGGATATAAATACGAAGTTGTTTATACAAATCATAATTTAACCCATTTAAAAGCATATAAAGTGCGACCATCTACCAAATCACTAAATATAATTGCGAATCGATGGAAATGCGAAATTGGGGAATTAATAATACAGGAGATCAAAAATGAAAAGTAAAAAAAAATTAAAATACTCGTCGGTATCAATATCCGATGAGTTATTAGAGCAGTGCTTTAGGCGACACGAAGAGGAAAGCGGTTTGATGAGAGAGTATGTCAGCAAAAAAAATATCGTTAATCTCATCTTAACGATTTATGCAAAAGGAGGACAACTATGATAAAAATCATATTTTATGTTTATAGTATGTTTGCTCTTGGTTATATGGCAGGTAGATTGTATGGATTATGATTATTATTATTATCGTCCTACTGTACGATACAACTATCTTACCGTAGATCGTGTCCCATGTGATTACAATACTGCAAAAGATAAAGCAAATAGTCTCAGACATTTGCTTGCTATGATTGATAATCTACGTGGTGGATATGGTAAGTTTAAATGCAAAAATTATATAGATATATACCCTACAGGAGATAAGGATAATATATGAGTTTTAAAAAAGCAACAAAATCACAATCAAAATTAAGAGCTGCGATTTTCGGAGCATCCGGGTCCGGCAAAACCTACACGAGCCTAAAGATTGCAAAAGGTTTTCAAAACGTCATACAATCGCAAATAGCAGTGATTGACACAGAACGGGGAAGTGCATCGAAATACGCTGACAAGTTCGATTTTGACGTGCTCGAACTTGAGAAAAAAAATATTACTAATTATATTGATGCTATAAAAGAAGCACAAAAAGCACAATATAAAATATTAGTAATTGATTCTTTATCTCATGCTTGGCAGGAGCTACTAGAAGAAATTGACCATATAGCACAAACAAAATTTAAAGGAAATACCTGGTCTGCATGGTCACAGGGGACTCCCAAACAAAGAAGTCTTATTGATGCAATACTTAACTTTGACGGTCATATAATAGCATCGATGAGAGCTAAAACTGAATGGGAGACTAACGAAAATAAAAAGTTGATTCGTGTAGGAACAAGTCCGGAGCAGGGGAAGGGGATTGAATACGAGTTTGATTTTTTAATTGAGATAACTACCGACCACATTGCTACAATTATCAAAGACAGATCCGGAAAATTCCAGGATAAAATTATAAAAAATCCTGATGAATCGTTTGGATCTGAGTTGATTGAGTGGCTTAATGAAGGTGCATATATCCCTCCCAAAGAAATACCTAAACCAATCGAGCAACCACAACCACAAGCTAAACCTAAATCCAATGCAGATCAAACAATTACTAAGTTTAACCAATCTTTTACCGATGCAATTGCTAGTATGAACGGTCAGCGATTGGTGGATATGACAGTTAAAATATTGGATCTCAGTAAAGGGTTTACTGCACAACAATGGGGAACAGTATTACAACATACCAAAAACGAATTGTTAAAATTACAGAACCAAATTGAATCTTCTCTGGTGATAATTGACCTGGATTATAAAAAGCAACTTGCTGAGGTTTGTAAGTTGTTTAAATATGATGATCTACAAGAGTATTTTAACGGTCAAAGTTTTGTGAATAGAATTTACGATATAGTTGAGCGAGGATTTAATTACAAAGAGTTTTACGATGCAGAAAAATACATCCCAGAAAATCAGGATAGTATTAAAGATGATGTGATTAGGTTATTAGATCATTATAAAGAGAGGAATTTTAACGAGGACAAACTTGGATTATTAGAAACATTATCCGGGTGGTTTGGACTTAAAGATCACTCTGAATTTTATCGTGCCAAAAGAATGCAGATAGCAATGGCAACTTATCACGATTGATACAAACTTGCTTGCTAGTTGTATAATTAGCAAGCATCTAATAAGGAGATATGATGATAGTAGAAAAATATGAATGTGCCAATAAATATAAAATCAATTTATACAAAACTAATGATGACATATTATTATTAGATGTATTCGTTGAAAACAAAAAGAAACATAAAATAAAATTACTTTATTATGATAACAATAAGCTATATTATTATAGATATAAATTGCATAGAAACGTTTATAGTGTAGATGATCCTGAATACCCAGATAGTTGGAAGCTTAGTTTTGACGTAGCTGAAGAAACTGAAGAAAAAATCGATGACTGTGAAATATATCTGAACAAAATTTTTCATGTATTGCAAGATTATACAATATACAATGGGAATTGCAAAAATAGTTTAATTAGTATCACATTAATAAAAAAAGATTTATTACGAGAATTTAGTCCGCAAATAGACGAAAATAAAATATTATTAAAATGGTGGTAAAATAATGGACATCAATAAGCTGACAAACTTAGAGGACATACTTAGTATATATATTGATATAGTTAAGTTGCTCCAGAACCCGTATATTACACAAAGTCAAAAAGACGAGATCGACAAGGACTTAAAAACCCTGGATGAAATTCGTTTTTATTTGCTAAAAAAAGGTTTACAAAAAAACTAATAGAGACATAATTGACTCAAGCCCGATGTCCCTATCATCGGGTGGATCTTTATAGGGAAGATTATAGCAATAGGAACCTACCTTAGAATATCCACCCCATCGGGACTCAACTTAAGGAGTCCAATAATGGAACAAAATTTATTTAATCAAAATCAACCACAATCGAAAGAAGTTAGTATATTTAATTTTGAAAATCAGGATGTTAGAACTGTAATAATTGATGAGCAAATCTGGTTTGTTGCCAGTGATGTTACAAAAATTTTAGGATATTCCGACGGCAGAAAAGCAGTAATTACACATACTAAAGGGGGTTTCAAAATGAAACTCCCTACTAAAGGAGGACTTCAAGAATTAACTTTAATAAATGAATCTGATTTATATTCTTTAATTTTAAAATCAGAAACTAATAATTCAAAAAAATTTAAGGATTGGGTTACCGGTCAAGTTCTTCCGTCAATTCGCAAGACAGGATCATACTCAATTAAACAGTCTGAATTTAAGATTCCACAAACTTATGCCGAAGCTTTAAGACTTGCCGCTGATCAAGCCGAAAGAATTGAAGAGCAAGCAAAAAAAATAGAACAAGATAAACCGAAAGTAGAGTTTGCAGATAAAGTGTTAGATAGCAAAAATTCAATTTCTATTGGCGAATTTTCTAAACTTATTGGCTGGGGACAAAATAAACTTTTCTTATGGCTGAGAGATAATAAATATTTAATGGCTAATAATATTCCTTATCAAAAATATATAGAGAGCGGGTATTTTAAAGTCATAGAGTATTTAATAGATAAAAAAAAGGAATCTAAAATTAAAACTTTAATCACCGGCAAAGGACAAATATATTTTACGGATAAACTAAAATGATAGAAATTAATAAAATTTATAATGAAAACTGTTTGGACACCATGTCTCGCATGGAAGATAATTTTGTGGATTTAACAATTACAAGTCCTCCATACGATAATCTTAGAAATTACAAGGGATATAGTTTTGATTTTCAAAACGTAGCAAAGGAATTATATAGAGTCACAAAACAAGGTGGTGTGGTAGTTTGGATAGTTAGTGATGCTACTATAGATGGTAGCGAAACAGGAACAAGTTTTAAACAAGCATTATATTTTAAAGAGATTGGATTTAATATTCATGATACAATGATTTGGCATAAACCGTCTCCGCAAGTTCCAACAGAATCAAGATATTATGATGTTTTTGAATATATGTTTATATTAAGCAAAGGTAAACCAAAAACATTGAATTTATTAAATGATAAAAAAAATAAATCTTTTGGTAGTATAAGCAAAAAGGAAACAAGATCATGCAGAGAAGATAGAATAATATTAAATGAAATTAGAATTGTCAAGGAATATTCGAGAAGATTTAATGTTTGGGAAATATCACGAGGAAATAATACTACAGAACATCCTGCTGTATTTCCTGAAGAATTAGTCAATGACCATATTCTTTCATGGTCTAATGAAAATGAATTAATTTACGATCCATTTATGGGTTCAGGCACTACTGCTAAAATGTGTATTGCAAATAAAAGAAATTGGATAGGAAGCGAAATATCATCTGAATACTGCGAAATTATAAATAAAAGAATATCTAGTGTTCAACAAAAATTATTTTAACAGGAGACAAAATGATAATTAATACTGAAGTACTACAAAATAAAAACTTGTCCTTATCTGCCAAGGGACTTTATTTTTATCTTAAGCACATCTCTCCCGATGGGGGATCAATCAACATTAAGGACTTGATCGATTCGTCTACATCTGGATTTGTTGCAACCACAAAAGCGATTGATGAATTGATTGAGCAGGGGGTTATTATCAAGAAAAATATGATTGAGGTTAAAGAATGAAAGAACGAAATTTTATAATAAAAAACCGTCAAGGATTTACTCAAGTATCAAATAAGATGTTATCCGATCAAAATATTAGTTATAAAGCAAAAGGAATTTTATGTCATCTCTTAAGTCACGATACTGATAGATTTATAATAACAAGTAAAACCTTAATTAAACATGGAGCAGATGGGAAAAAAGCTATTCAGACCGGTATTCAAGAACTTAAAAAAAATGGCTATCTTAATATTACCAGAGAGGCAGGGAATAAGGGTAACTGGACTTATATATTAAACATGTTCGGAAATAAATTTACCGATATACCCAAAAGCGATATGTCGGAAAGCGATAAATCGGTTTTGGGGGTATCCAATAAGAATAACAATATAAAGAAAACCAATCCAATTAAAACGGGTGCACTAAAAAATGAGGTGTGTGAAGAAAAAAAAGAATCAAACCACGATGTATTAAATAATATAGAGAAAAACGAAAATTTAATCGAACTGGCAAAAGATTCGCACACACACACAATTAATAGAGACATAATCCAAAAAACATCATTAAATCAACCAGAAGCACACACAAACCACTTGGATATACCCAAGGTAGAGGAAATCTTTCTGGATAGTCTTAAAATCGATTTTATTGATAATTCAGAGATTGAACGCAAGTATGAACTACAGATAAGGGACATAAATACTAAATACGACAATATCCTTGGACAGGTTCCAAAACTTACTACAACAGAACTCATCGGAAACTCCGAAAAGTTGATGCAGACCCTCGGTATTGGTTTTGACGACAACCCTCGGAGGATACTCAACAAGATCTACAATTCACTTCCCAATGACCATCACATAATGGAGGATGCGAAAGATGTAGAGGTAGTTCGGGATTTTATTGCAAAATACAAATCTGCTAATCCCGAGACAAGGTCAGCACTATCCAAAAGACTTTATCAAGCTTTGGAGTTAATGATTAAAATTTACTATATCAAAAAATTCGGAGAAGAGTTTAGAGGAAAACTTTATCCGGAAATCTTGGATAAAAATCTTGTGCTATATCTTAATTGCAATCCTACTTTGAAATACTGTTTTGGTGGATTTAGTAATGATATTGATGGAGTGTATGATGAGATTAAGAGACTGATAGATAAAAAGAATAAAAAAATATTAGATGAAATACAAGAGGAGAAACAAAAAGAACTGGCAAGATTAGAAGCATATCGTAAAGCTGAGGAGTATAACTCAATTCCGGAGAGCGAACGTATTGCATGGCAGAATAGATTACATAATATCATGACCGGCAAAAATAGATCTACTGAAACTTTAGAAGTAGTACGATGTAGAACACATGAGGAAGAAATGGAATTAAATAGACTAAGAGAGATGACAGCGGAAATGTTTCGAAGCAATATAAAACCAGAACCCTGGATTAGAGAGAGGGTAGCGGAATTGTCAACAATGCGAGGATATTATGGAGATTGAAACTAAAATAGATCCTATATATTATAAAACTAAAATACAGGCAATAGATATTATAGAGGCTAATAATCTGGGATTCCATGAAGGAAATATCATTAAGTATGTATTACGATATAAAGGCAAGAATGGAATTGAAGATTTGTATAAAGCTAAATGGTATTTGGAAAGACTGATAAAAAATATGAGTAAAGAAAAAAAAGTTATTGCAAAAAAATATAGTCTTAATATAAATTATTTGAGCTAAATTTATGAGCAGTAATATTATAACAAACAGACTTTCATTATGTGCAAATGATTCTTGTCCTATTCGCAAGATTTGCATGAGGTTTAAGTTAATAGGAGATATTAAAAATGATGTCTGGGTAGAGTTTAAACCGATTAAATTCAAAGGGCAATACAAGTGTAAGAGTTTTATACATATTAATTCATTTGATGCGAAACAGTATATAGAAATTGTTTATGGAGATAAAAAATTTGGAACTTATGAAAATTGAAGTATTTGATAGAAATAATTATTATGATAAGGAGCAGGTAGCAGAGATACTAAATTGGAGTGTTTCTGTTGTTATGGCATCCAATACATTAAAAAAAATTAAAGTTAAGCATAAATGGTATTTTGATAAAAAATTTATAAATGATTATGCAATAGAAATTGAGAATAGAAAGAAAATTGTAGTGCCTGGAGTTTATAAAAATAAAAATCCAATCAAGCCACAGGTGCGAGAAGGATATACAACAGTTAATGAGCATTGTAAAAAATTAGGATGTAGTTATTTCACATTATTACAAGCTACTAAAATATTTAACATTCCAAAAGAGATGTATAATTATAATACATATTATTTTAAAATTGATGATCTTAATGATTGCTATCAAAAATATCTAAAGCAAAAAAAATTAAACTACGAAAATAGATTGAATGACATTAAAAATTATAACTACAAGGCAAATCCATACAAATGAAACAAACAGACATAGAAGCACTTAAAGACCGTATTACTCAGGAGGCGAAGTACATGGACATGATTAATCAAATAGAACCAATTAATACAGTATATATAGTCTATGTATTGATTAGTTTTATATCTGGAATGATATTTGGGTTTGTGCTAGGAAAATTATTATGATTGAACCGGTTGATAAAAGTCTATATAAAATTACATATAGCCAGACTTATTTAAAAAAATTATCCCAATCAGAAACTTTATCCACAATTGCTATGGCATTTAGTTTTATTAATAAAATGGAATTGTTGTCGGTATATCAAGATTATTGTAAAGCAATGATAAAAGAGCTCAAAGATGAGGATGTTAGAATAGCAATGTTGGAAGAAAGAGAGAATGATTAGTCCTAAAGAAATGTTTATTTATGTATTATGGTGTTTAGCCTGTTCTGTATGTTTATGCATATTATATTATTTTATGAGTAGAATAGTAGATATAGATGATGAGAGAGAGCAATAAATGAAAGTAAAAGAACTAATTGCACAACTACAAAAACAAAACCCAGAAGATGAAATACATATTTGGGTAGATGATGAAGTGGGATGTGGATCAGAGCAATTTGAAAAATATTATGCATCTAAGATTGATATCATGGGGCATCTGGAATATTATCAAAGCGAAGATGACATTTTGAGTGAAGAGGAAATAGAAGAATATATCAAAGAATATGAAGATCTGGAAGGGCAGGAATATATAGTTAATTATTATGCAGAAATTAAAAGTAGGAATAAAATTGAAGGGACTTGGATTAGAATAAAAGTATGAAATACGATACCATAAAAGCAATTCATAAAGCTTTTGAATTACAATTTGATCTTGCTTTAATTAGAATAGAATTTGCAAATCATAAAGACACAAATGATGTTATGATTAGGCTGGAAGAAATTATAAATAAAATGGACAATTTAATTAAATATATTAAGGATAGATATGTATAATACTTTTCAAATAGTCGGAAGACTTACACGTAAAGCGGAAATGAAGGAATTCAACGATTCCAAACTTGCATCATTTACAATTGCACAAAATAAATATACTAAAGATAAGCAATCCGAAGGAATGTTTTTTGATTGTAAAGCTTGGAATAAGACTGCAGATAAAGTTAGAAATATAGAAAAAGGTGAATTAATAATTATTACAGGATCTCTCGATCAAGAGAAATGGACTAATAAAGATGGAAAGCCAGTAAGTAAAATTGTCTTACGGGTAAATAATGTTATGTTAATTCCAAAGAGTCAGAATTTTACTGATAAACCGGATGAAGCAATTTATCCAGAAACTTTAGATTTGGGAGATCCTATATTTTAAATGAATAATTATATAAGAAAAATAAAAGAAAAACTGGATGCAGTTGAAAGTTACTATACAGACATAAAAGAGTTATTGTTAATTGATGATATTGATGATATAAATAGATTTATATTTATTTTTAGTGATTGCAAACATTCATTTAATTATTCAATATTTGAATTAGAATTAAAACTTAGAGCACTAAGGGATAAGTTAGATCATGGATAGAGAAACGCAAGACAAGTGGAATAAATTAAAAATAATACCTAAGAAAAAAATATTAACTGTTAGTAATGACAAAAAATTGGAAAATCCATTTGCTCTATGGCTATCTTTTAAAAACATAAAATATGTAAGACAATATCAACCATTTAAGGATAGAAGATATAGATGTGATTTTTATCTACCTGATTATAATTGTATAATTGAGATTGAGGGTGGTCAATGGTCTAATGGTAGACATCAACGAGGATATGGATTTCAGGCAGATATGGAAAAATATAATCTTATAACATTGGCAGGGTATAGATTGATAAGACTTTGCACGAGTCATTTCTTTAGAGTCAGCCAGACTGATTATGCCGTAAATGGATACAGTGCAAAAATATTAGAAGAGATCGATAGCAAATGGGGAGAGAAAAAAAATATTGTATAGCTTTTATTTCATTAGTTACCCCCACTATCCCTCTAATCGAGGGAATTTTTTGCTTGACAATTGTAAAAGATGGATATAATTAAATTATGCTTTGGTTTAGTATTGCACTAGTGATAATAGCAACTGAGATAGTATTGACTATATTGTATTTCAATAGTCGATCTAAACCGAAGCAGGAAATGAGCGAAAAGAATGATGTGTTGTTGGATATAGAAAAATTAAATGAACGATTGAAGCAATTAGAAGACCAGGTAAGCACACTTAAAATTTCTCAAGGAATGAGAAGAAGGGAATAATATGGACAAAGTTTTGAATAAACCTTTTAGATTACCAAAAGGATCAAATAAGAAGTTTGGTGTGTATGTCAGAGGAAAGTCTGGCAATATTATTAAAGTCACTTTTGGGGATCCTAACATGGACATCAAAAGAGATTCTCCTGAAAGAAGGGCATCATTTAGAGCAAGACATGGATGTAGTGAAGCAAAGGATAAGACTACTCCAAAATATTGGTCATGCTCAATGTGGAGTAAGAAACCAGTGAGTGAGATTACAAAATGATTGAGAATGAATTTCCTGGGTTTATGCATAATATTAAATCTAAATTTACATTCGAGCCAAAAACAATAAAAGAAAAAATTGATAATATAGAAAGCTATATTGAAGATATGCAAGAGGAAATCAATTTAGATAAAGAGTTCGTCAAAAAAAGATTTATAAATTTATTAAATCAAAAAAACTTTTGGAATAAAAAACTTAATGATGGGACTTTATACAATTTGGAAAAAATTAAAAATATAGTATATGATATTAATACTACAAAAATAATATTTAATAATTGGAGCTTAAATATTATTAAATTATGTGAAGAGTTGAAGGATGAATTAAAGTGAATAGTAGAGAAGTAAACCTTTCTGAGATCAAATCTAATCCTAATAACCCTAGAATTATTAAGGATGATAAATTTCATAAACTTGTGGAATCAATCATTAAAAAAACATTTATGGAATGGTATGTTACGTGCGGGAAAAGAAGAGAGATATAACCACCCCACTCAAAAACCAGTGGGTATAATAGCATGGTGTATTGGTTTCTTAGAAAAAAATGACAAATTAATACTAGATTTATATTTAGGTAGTGGAACGACAATGGTAGCCGCTCATCAATTAAACAAAGTATGCTATGGAATGGAACTCGACCCAAAATACTGCCAAGTTATTATAGATAGAATGAGAAAGCTAGATCCATCTTTGAAGGTAAAAAGAAATGGAATCGAAATCTAATAACATTCAAAAACCAAGAAATATCCAAGGAAAATCTAAGGGAAGAGTAGAAAACTTAAAGCCACAAAAAGCAGGTGAACCATCTCATAATCCCAATGGTAGGCCAAAAGGATCAAGAAACAGATCTACAATAGTCCGTGAATGGCTAGAAACTACTTACAAGAAAATAAATCCCATCACAGGACAAAACGAAACACTTCAGATACAAGATCATCTTGTTATTTCTCTTATAGGAAAAGCACTAAAAGGAGACGTGCAGGCATTTAGAGAACTCTTTGACTCTGGACATGGTAAAGTATCGGAATTATTAGATGTGACAAGCAAAGGAGAATCAATAACACAAGAAAAACTCAGTCCAGAAGAAAGAAGACAGTTAATAGAAAAACTTAGAGTAGAGATAAGTAATAATAATGGATAAGTCTTTATTACTATATAATGATCTCATCCAGGAATCTTGGTATTCTGGTGATTTGTATTTTAAATTATTATCCCATCAAATAAAACTGTATGACCAAATTAAAAATAGTAAAAACATAAAACACGTAATAAACTGTACTAGAAGATTTGGGAAATCTTACATACTTTGTATATTGGCAATTGAGGAAGCATTAAAAAAGAATGGAAGTCTAGTTAGGTTTGCGGCTCCAACACAAAAACAATTGAAAGAAATTATTCAACCAATTATGCAGGAAATATTAAAAGATTGTCCTGAGGGGTTGAAGCCAACATTCAAAGTTCAAGATTCAAAGTACGTTTTCCCAAATGGAAGTGAAATACATATTGCAGGATGTGACAATGGAAACGCTGAAAACCTGAGAGGGCATAGATCAGACTTAAACTTAATCGATGAGGCAGGTAGTATATCGGACCTTGAGTATGTAATAAAAGATATTCTCATGCCTCAGACATTGACTACTAACGGAAGGACTATAATCTCAAGTACTCCCCCAAGAACACCGGCACATTATTATCCCAGACTATGCCAGGAGGCAATCTGGGGAAACTTCTATTCTAAGTTTACGATATACGACAACACAAGTTTAAAACCTGAAATTATAGATTTGTATTGCAATGAAGCCGGTGGGGTTAATTCAACTACATGGAAGAGAGAGTATTTATGCGAGTTTGTAGTGGATGAAGCAAGTGTAATTATACCAGAATGGAACGATAGTTACATAGGAGAAATCGAACTAGACGCATGGAGAATGTACTACCAAAATTATGTAAGTATGGATATTGGTGGAAGACACAAGACTGCAATTCTATATGGCTATTATGATTTCAGAAAATCAGTATTACAAGTAGTTGATGAGTCAATCTTAACGGGTCAGGACACAACAACCGATTTGATTGCAAAAACAATAGTATCAAAAGAACTTGAGTTATTCAAAAGACAAAACAATATTAGAAGAATAGCAGACAATAACAATGTAATACTTTTACAAGACATGTCTCTCATGCACAATGTTCACTTTGCTCCAACTTCAAAAGATACTTTACTTGCAATGGTCAATGAACTCAGAGTCTTTATTGGACAAGGAAGATTATACGTGTCTGACAATTGTCAGGAATTGATTGGATGTTTACGGGCTGGAATATGGAATAAACAGAGAACTCAATTTGATGTTAGTGATATGTATGGACATTATGACGCTCTGGCAAGTCTGATTTACATGGTTAGAAACTTGGATCAATATACAAATCCTATACCAGTTTCAGGTGCATCATTGCCATCAACACATTTTATTCACTTTGAAAGAGAATCAAGCGAGAGAGAAAATTTAAAAAGGATGTTTAGAAGATAATGTTAGTTAAAACAAAACTAGA